ACATCGGCCACGGCGTCAAACGTGCGTGCGGCGTCTGTAGCAGCCTCGAACGTGTAGCCAGTATGGTTGTCGATCATGGCCATGGCCGCCGTGATGAAGTCGGCAACCAGATCGTTGTCATCATCGGACGTGATGCCGAGATAGCGTTTGACTTCGTTTGTGGTCGTATAGGCCATGACTACACCTGCCACCCATCAGCCCGTAGGCTTTCCAGAAACTGCCGCTTCATCTCGATATGATGCACGTAGTGATCTTTGCCATCTTCCACCGTCTCAGCCGACACAATGCCCCGTCGCAATTCGATGCCGTTGACGTGGCTGGCATAGTAGCTCTGCCACAGGTCGGCGGCCGGGCTGTACTGCTCTTCGAGGTCGACAATGCCCAGGTCATACACGGCATTGGGTGCAATGCAGAGCCGGCCCGGAATGTAGTCGGCGCTCTGGCCTGGTTCCACTTCTGATCGTGTCCAGTAGTCCGCTTCGAAACGCCAGCCCCATGCGCCCACCAACGTTGTGGGTTGAGCCTGCGCAATCAACTGCGCTATGGTGTGCGGCTCGATGTCGATGTCATCATCCAGCGGAATGAGCTAGTGGTAGACCTCTCGTGGCCTGTCCAGACCGGACAATACCTGTTGCGTGCATCCGGTGTTGTGCTCGTTGTGCTGCACCTGCACCGGCAGCGCACAGTCGGCGCACAGCCTGTTAACATGATCGGTCAGCCCTGGATTGTTGTTGATGACATACAGCCCGAAACCGAGCGTCGTCTGGTTCTCCAACATGGTCAGCGTTTTGGCGAGTCGCTCAGGGCGTTGGTAGACCAGCGTGTTAACGGCAATGTTGGTCATTCCGTCGCCCCATACGAACGCCCGTTTTGGCACTTCGTCAGCACCAGGTCGAGCCATGTTTTGCGTGGCGTTCTGTCCCACACTGACATCAGCCAGTGATAGTCGCCCTCGGTTGATTCTTTCCAGTCGGGTGCGTGGTTCAGCCACACGTCACGATGCACAATCCAAGAGCACATGCCGATACGACCCTGCACCGGGTCACGCTGCCACACCTGCGCATCTGGCAGGATGCCGCCGCCCGCTTCGCCGTGGTCACACTTGAAAACGACCATCTGCGGGTCGTCATGCGTGACGGCGATCAGCGTGTCAATGGCGTGGTCTGCGGTCATCATGTCGTCGTCGTCCAGCACCATCACGTAATCGCCATCGCAGCGGAATGCGTGTTCGCCAAGTTGTCTGTTCGCCCACTCGATCCCCATACCGTCATCATCCACGATGAAGAGGTGCTGATAGTCGGTATTGGTCTGCCTGGCCAGCGATGCGATGTTGTTGTATAGCGCAGCGGGTCGCCTATGGCAGCGGGTTACGACAGACAAGAACGGTCTCATTAGTTCGCCTTGCTTACCTTCCGCTTACGTGGCGTGCGTTTCGGTTTCGGCGCCTCAACCACTTGCACGAAGCCGGCCCGAACGAGGTCATCGACGGCAGCGGCTGGCACGTCGTATTGCTCACCTGCCACCATCTGAATCATCACGCCATCGGGCGCAACGTTGACCTTCTGCAATGCGGTCACTTTGGTTGTTGCCATTGTTCTTCCTTCCGGGTTGAGCCATCGATCATCGTCCGGGCAGTAGTGCAGACACGGCACATCCAGACGTGCAACCTGTAGAATGCCGGCGTGTAAGCAGTCTCGACTGAGTACCAGATCGGCATAGGGATCATCGTCCGTCACCCGAAAGTCGAATTGTTCTAGCACTGACCTGCGTATGAGCGTGCATCCTAGCCCCGTCCCACTTACTCTGACTTGCCCTCTTCGCCTTGCCGCTTCGAGTTCTTGCGGATAGTTCGCCAACGTCATGCCGATGTTGCGGTCGTTGTCGTAGCGGAAAGCGTTGAGCGTATACGTTTTATGTCGAAACAGATACACCCCGTAGACAACTGGGGCATCTGTGTTGTCTAGCATCTGCACTGTTGTTGGTGGAATCTGCATATCGTGTTCCACCAACAACAGTGCATCATAGTCACCTTCGAGCGTCTGGCGGCGTGCGTTGCGCTGGTTGGACAACAACCGCTCTCGCTTGTTCTTGCCCTTGTTATGCCTGCCGTACTGGATTACCAGCTCGCCGTTGTACTCTTGCGCCTCAATGCTGGTCTTGCACTGCACCAGCATGGCGTTGGCGTAGGTCGGCACGTAGAGCAACACACGCCCCATTACGCTATCCCCACTTACGCAGTCGGGTGCGTGGCGTACTGGATGGCCTCGGCCTGCAACACCTCATAGTCGATCCGGGTGTAGTAATGCAGGCTGATCTGTCCGGTGTTGGCCAGCAGATATGGGTTGCGCAGGAACGTGATGTCGGGATCGATGCGAACGCCCATCTTCGAGAAGTTGCCGAAGAGAAGCGACTTGTTTCCGCCACCGATGGCGGGCATGTAGGCGCTGTTGTAAACCGGAGCGCCGAACAGTTCCCGCCCTGTGGTGTTCACCTGCGAACCGGCGTTCGTTCCTTGCGGCGTCGGCACGAACTGGAAGTTGTCGCCAGTCAGCCCACGCAGATAACCCTCAGATGCACGGGCCATGACCCAAGCCGCCTGGTCTGCGTACTCGCCTTTCAGCTTGTACATCAACTCGGGCACCTCAGCCGCCGTCACAGCAGCCGCACCGTCCAGCGTGAGGCCGGCGGTTCCATCGGCCAGAGCCTCAGTCAACATCAGACTGTTGTGCGTGCGGGCAAGGCCAGAGCCAACCCACTGTTCGACAAAGGCCAGCAAACGGGAATCTTCATCGTCCAGAAGTTCATAGGACAATTTAATATTCTTCGTGTACTTGACCAGCGTCATGGCCACCTGATCGATGGCCGGCGCATCCAGGTCGAAGGTGTTGGCCTCGGCAGTGCTCACGAACTCACCATCGGCCTCGTTGTCAATGGGCACGTTAACCGTGGTTCCACGGCCAGGGATCTGCATCACGCCAAGTTGCTGATACAGCGAACCCTCGTGCATCCGGGCGATGATGCCCTGGTAGTGGCCAGTCGGTACGGCATAGCCGCCGTCTGCGTCGGTACCGATGTTCATATCGGTGGCGTTCGATGCCTTGACGGTGATCTGGTTGTCGCCAGATACCATGTGCTTCACGCCGCCAACGTCGCCGGTTTTGTACCAAGCTGCGAATGCGTTGACTTCGTTGTCGCCCAAGCTCTTGACCACTGCCGGCGTGTCGGTCTGCACCGCCGGCACATGCGCCGGCTGCGACTCAATCGCCTCGATGCGGTCGGCCATAGCCTTGATCTGGTCGGCGTTGGCGGTCTCTACGCTCTCCACCTTGGCGCCCACGCCCTTGACCGCTTCGAGAATGGCGGCCAGCTCTGCGCTGTTGTCGGTTGCTTCCACTTGTTCGGCAACCTGTTTTTCCTCAGACATGATTGGATCTCCTGTGTCTGTTGCTTTCCTGTTGTCGGTTGTCGAACCGTCGTCCGCTTTTGCTAACGCATCCGACGCTGTACGGGCGTCCTCTGGTGCGCTCTCTTGCTCCACTTCGGTTGGTTCGGTTGCTGCTATATCATCGGCAGCCGTGGCCGCCGTCGATAACTGTCCTAGTGCTGGCATCATGTCGGTCAATGCCTTCAACTGCTCCACGCCAAGCGTGCGAGGCTCTGCCGGCGTCGGTGTCAAGCTGAACTCCACGACTGGCCAGCGCTTGATGCTCTTGCCGTCTCTCAATGCCAGTTGTCCCACCGTGCCGGATGACCAGCCCAGGGCGCCTTTCTCAATCAGTTCGAGAATGGCATCCATGTAGGCGCTGTGTCGCTCAAGTTCAGCCTCGACCCACAAGCCGGTATCGTCTGGCGCTGCCTTGCCCACCATGCCGATGATGCTCTTTTGCACGGTCTCATTCATGCCGTGGTCATAGAGAACCGGCTTTTGCGGCACGAGGTCGAGCATGTAATCGGTGTCAGGTCCGAACGTTTCGCCGTCCAGGTCCACGCCGCCGAACACGACGCCGTAGCCGGCCACGATTACGCTTTCATCGGTGATGGCCTTGATGGTGACGGTCTGTAGTTTGTTCATCTCATCGCCTTCTCGATCTCTCGTTCAAAGTCTCGCAGGATGGGCCGCCGGTTCTTGTCGATCACATCCTGATCGGTCTGCCATCGCCCTTTGTGCATCCACGCTTGGAATCGACTTGACTGCACGAATGGGCCGTATGTCGTGTTATTGCCCACTTTGCCAACTAGCCCCCGGCTGCTGCGTGTGACCTTCGTTGTCCAGCTCTGGCCAAGCCGTTCTGATGTTCGTCTGCCGCCTTCCATTCCGAAACCTCGGATGTAGCGGCTGCCAGCCCTCTGCGGCGGATACTCCGCCATGTCCCGCTGTAATCGCATCACACTGCGCTGCATGGCCGGCTCAAGCGTTTTGACGGCTGCCACTTTGCCCAGCTTCTTGACCAGTGCGTCAACGCCCTTGATCTCGATGCTCATGATTCCATCGGCTCAAACTGAATGCCGTTGTCGCCGGGATATGGCCTTGTGTGATCGTGCTCATTGCGCCAAATCGCATCAGGTATTCTTTCAAAAGCGGCGCACTGCATTTTTCCAGGGCGATAATGTATGCACTTATTGCACTGAGGTGTTTTGACTTCCTCAGTTGTTTCTCCGATGAAACGGCTATCCTCCATCGTATTCCTCCATCACGACATGCATCACATTATCTTTTTCGTATGTATCCACAACCTTGAACATGGACTCACGCCTGAACAGGACTTCGCTTTCCCGCTTATAGTGGGAATAATGCCCAACCACTCGGCCATTATTTGATTTTATTTCCATCACGACGGAATTTTGGCCACCCGCAAACTTTCGTTTTACAACATTTTGGCTAGGCGTAGTCGATGTGAATGCTGGCATACGAACGGGCGTTCTTGCGTCTGTTAACTGGGACAAGAAAGCATCTCGATCTTCCCGCTCCGTAAACCTCATGCCTCGATAGACCTTCCCATCGTATCGAGCCATTTTTTCCAAGGCAGAATCCAAATCGTCAACCGTCTTTTGATATTTGGGCTGCAATAGCTCATAGCCCAAACGGTCATCGTATAAAAAGCTATTGATGGTCCGATAATCATCTTTCGTGTATGCCTTTACCGCTTTCTTTTCGGCCTTATCAAGCGGATCATTTTGTTCGTTCCATGCCCGTCCCGCTGCATAGTCATCAACCGCCAGCACTGTCTCTTGCGGTTGTGCTGATTCAGTCAATACATTCTGCGCTTCTTGACGTTGTGGCGCATCCTCAATCACCGGAACAACCCAGCATCTGCAACGTGGATGGGCTGGCGGGAATAAGCCGCCGTCAAATGTTCCGCCCAACGGCGCTTCCTTGCCAGCCAGAGGGCCGCAGATGGGGCACACTCGTTCATCCTCAGAGGTGCGCCACTCAACCATGTCGACCACGCCGGAGGCCCTGTAAGCCTGTCTATTGCCCTCTGCGTATGCCCTGGTCACTTCCGTACTGGCGATTAACTCAGCACGACGACGCCCAACTGTGGGGGCGAGGTCATCAATCAGGCTCTGCAACGGGTCGCCATTGTTGACCCATTCTGGTACGGCAGTGCGCAGGCGGCTGCGTGTCGTGTCGGTGATGCCGTTGACCAACTCGAACGTGTACTGCTCGACCCACTCGGCAGCCGCTTGGTTGGCGAGTGTCCAGTCAAAGCCGAACCCGATATTCTCGAACTGGTCTACTGCTACGGAAACGCCCAAATCTGCACTGTCCTGTAAGGCTCTGCGTAGCACATCACGAATGCGCCACTTGCCCGACTCTAACCGCCGTTCTATCTCGTTCAATTCGACCGATGATGCACTCGGTATCACGTCCCGCAACCAGAGCCGTAATGATTGCTCCAGATCGTCGGTGGTTCGCATTTCCAGGGCCATGCGTATGCGTTGCTCGGCTTCGTCATCATTCGGATCAAGTTGCAATGCTGCTTTGTACGCCTGCCATGTGTCACGGGTAAGATGCCCATTCCATAACGGGAAAGGGGGCATCGGCAGCGGCGCTGTCCTCCGTCAATTCAATGGCAATGGTGGCCTTGTCTGCTTGGCTCAAATATTCAGCCGTGAATTCTGTAGAAAGTGGCCGTTTGCCCTCATCTATGCGCCGCTTGTACCACGCTCGGAATTGCCCCGCCTCTTTGCGCCACTGTGCGGAACGTTGCGCCGGCGGCTCGTCCTCATCATCGTCATCGGCTTCGATCTGTTGCGGCTCACTGGCCACGACTGTGATGGTCTGTTGTGGAATGTCGAAGCCGATGAGGGCGGCGGCGGTCTGCGTGTCTAGCCCGGCATTGCGGGCGGCACTCATCACATCGAGCTTGGTTCTGACTTCGCCAAGTGCCTGATCTTCTGACTCGTCAACCGGAGGCAAACCAAGTTCGGCCCGTGCTTCGTTGCGAGTCACCACACCGGATTCAATGTGATAGCCAAGAATATCGGCACCCTTGTCGCTCTGCCCCACGGTCAAGGCTGTTTCACCATCACCCGTGTTCGGGTCGAGGTCGGCGTACTCGATGCCTTCCGGCAGCGTCAATCCGAGCATTTCGGCGGCGATGCTGGGCAGGATGCCGGCCCCGACGTACATCGAAAACGATTGCGCTCGCTGCTCTTCGTCCTCTTGGTAGATCGGCAGCGTTTCGGGGGCGAACCGGAACGCTAACCCCATCGGCTCGAAGATGCTTTGATTGAGCACGGACTGGATCCGCAGCGCAGATGGCTTGATGGTCTGGTCGTAGAAATTGAGCCGATCAGCCTCAGCCGTGGCGAAGTTGCTGGCATTGGACATCACCAAGCTATGCGGCACGCCAAGCGCCGTAGAGATGGCCTCACGCTTCTCTGTGGTCAGGGCAGTGTTGTCGAGGTCGCCGATACCGTCGCCGATGGTGACCGGCTTAACGGCGCTGTTGAACACCTCCACGTTAAAGGCGTTCTTGAGACCCTGCATCGCCCTGGCCCATGCGCTTTTGAGCTGCTCTTTTTGCGCTTCGCCGGGGATGCCGCCTTCCATCGTGAGGATGGTCGCCTTGATAGCGCCACGGTCGAAAAAGGCCGAAGCGAATTCGTTGAGGTTGTACACGACGCTGACATCGGCCAGAGCCGTAGCCACTGGTGACGGTCCCGGCTCGGTCTCATGCATCGGGTTCGGCATGGCGAAATACGGCACGTCCTCAACGGGGTACTGAAATACCTTGTTATCAACCCTGCGCTCGAATCTGATCAGCCCGTCTCTGGCATCCCACACGGGCGTCATGGTGTCCGGCGCAAACCAGCGCAGCGATAGCGGTTTCTTCGTGCGGTTGCGCACCTGGTACCAATACGCCTGTCCCCTGCCGTCCCAACCTATGGCCAGGGCAGCCTCGGTCAGATAGAGCAGATCGGTCAGGTTGGATAGCCAGGGGTACGGGGTAGCGTCTTCGTTGCTGGCGGTCGTCTCTTCGCCACGTGATACCGTCCAGGGCAGGCCGGCCACGCCGTTAGCACGCAGATCCACGCAGCGGGCCACGTAGCCCACCGATGACCAGGCCTTCGTCGTGCTGATGTCGGTGCTGCCGCTCAGGTGCTCAAAACCGGCAATGCCCGACCACATGGCGGGATCGGTCAGACTCAGATTCTTTTGTCCATCAAAAAGGGTGCTTTTGTATGCCAAGCCGCTGCCCTGTTCGCCCATGCCCTAATACAAAATGCCGCTACGAGAAGTATAGCGACACAAGCGCACAATTTATAGACGCACAAAGGTAGGTGTTTGCAAAGAAAATTGACAGTTTGGGGGCGATGTGGAAAACTCGTGCGAAATTGAGTTAATTAAGTGTTGACTTAGTTAATTAAGTGTGATAGTATTGTAGACAGGAAAGACAACAACCAAATCGGGACCCTGACCAACAGGGAACGGCCTAGAGAGATAGGCGAACCGGGGAGGACCCGCAAACGAAGAAAGCAGTCAACGGCAACCGAGCCG